TACTCTGCGAGGAGAGGGGCACCAGCGTATCCCATGCCGGGTCCTTAGAGGGGACCAAGCTACAAGCTTCACTCTATTTCATGTGCAAATAGGTGATACCTTTCATCGGAGAAAATGTACGGAACATTTTCTTTGATGAGCGTGTCGCATAGAAAATCCATATCCCAGAGACCTATGTCATACTTGGCCATGATTACTTCAAGAAATTCATCATCAGAAAGGACCAGAGGATCATCAAGCGTGGCTTGTAAAACGTCACTAGTACTAGTAACATTCTGGCGGCTAAACCAAGTTAAATCGTGCAACTTGATGTCTCCAATGGCCACTCCCGTGGATCGGAAACGTCCAATGAAATAATCACGAAGATAGGCGACGTGACGAAATTCGTAGGCATAAGAGAGGGACTTTCCAGCCATGTACACCTTATCACTGACATCTGAATTGCGGTTGGCCCTTGCATTAAACCTGCAAAGAGCCTTGCCAATGAGGGGTACCATGACATTCTGATCTCCCTTCGGAACGAAGAAACGGGAAAGAAAAGTTAAATCGGCATAAAACGTCCGCTCGGAAGCCTTAAGCTTCATACCGGCAGAAGAGCAATGCGCGATCCACTTTGGGACTGAGATTCCAACCGCGTTTGTGCCTACAGCAATATCATCACCCAACAATGCTACCTTTGTACCACGAACCTTATATTCTCGACAAAACGAATACCATAGTGACAAATTCCAAACCGAGTTACGGCCGGTCGTGTCTGTACCACCCGTTGCTAACTGGTAGCATAAAGTGGCAGACAGACCATATAAGTACGACCGCACATCGAATGTATGTGATAAACGCTTGTAAAGGCGGGTAAACCATTTTGGGGCTCCGGAAACCATTAACCAGTGTGCAAAAATTTCGTGAACATCCTTGAGTTGACTCCTATCGTTTGCCGAGAAATCACCTTCGTAAAAACGCTCGGACCCTCCAAAGGAATTGGCTATTTCGGGGTCGCGTTTAGCGTAGGCGAAACAAACTGTCTCAACCTCAAGGGACGAAAATTGGTCTAACGCTGCATTTAGCCTCTTATTAAACTCATCCATAAGAGGGCCGGTGAGAACGTTGTATTCATCAGAACCGACATAAATAATGCGCGGAGCCCATGATGTGTCATTTCGTTTAAGGAGTACTTCACCCTTAACCATGAGAGACCTGGTAGAAAGGGTGCGAAAGTCACAATCGTGCAGAGTCAACAATGCTACCTTTGTACCACGAACCTTATATTCTCGACAAAACGAATACCATAGTGACAAATTCC